TGAAGGGTGCCGATGAACTTTTCGTCACTGAATGCTTCGAACCCTTCGGCACCACCGACGAACAGGGCGCCGATGTTCTTCTGAATCGCCGCCTGAACCCAGACAGTGAGGGAGGGAAAGATCTTGAAGTCTTTCCCGTTGAGACTGATTTCCTGTGGAAGCCGGGGGGTGGCCATGTCTTAGTTTCCTCCGATGAAGGTTTCGGCGGGCCCAGTTCCAAAGACCCACTGGTAGTCCTGCACGCTTTTGGCGAACTTGATATTGGGCGCCTTGATGATCCGGGCCGCTGGGGCAAAGAACAGCGTGGTGCCCGATCCGTCCTGGACCGTGAACGGGAAGATTCCGGCGCCGGAACGGTGGTCCGCGATGCGATAGGCGGAAAGTTCCGTGTTGGTCAGGGAACTTTGCTTCAGGGTCACGGTGACCTTGGCATGCCGCGCCTGCAGCATGGTGTGTGTGACTTCGCCGTCGGCTCCTGTCACCACTTCCACGTCGTCTTCCGGCTGTTCGACTTCCACGATGTCGTCGGCGAACCCGTGCATGATGACGGGCCCCCAGATGACATTGAGCTTCTTGATGTTGATCGTCTTGATGCTGCTATCTGCCATGGGTCATTTCTCCTTAGGCCGACACGGTGCCGTTGATGATGATGGAATGGACGGCCCCGGCCAGAATGGCCTGGAACGACACGCCAGTGAGGCGCCGGGCGGCCTTGTCGGCTGCGGAAACGTCGGCAGCCCTGGGATATGTGACCGTGTAGCCTTCGTCCAGGACGGTAGCCGTGACGGCCTTGGCCAGGGATCCCTTGAGGATGCCTACTAGCTTCTGGATTCCGGCGTCCGTGAACGGCACCTTGCCCGACGAGGTGAACGTGTTGAACAGGTCCAGCTTGATCGTGGTGTCCAGCCAGTCCAGGCCCCGAACGTCGTCGATGTACGTGGAAGCCTTGGCACAAGTGCCGGCGTACATGTTGGACACGGCCGCGGTGGTCGTGTAGACGTTGGCATTCTTGCCCCGGACCAGATTCTCCTGTCCCGTGGTCAAGATGCTGGGAGTCACGCCGGTCAGGGTCTTGAACGCCCATGTACGGAGTCCCGGATCGTAGGGGAGTTCCTTGCCCATCCATGCGAATTCCGGATACTGGGTGTTGTCCGTGTGGAAGACAACCGAAGCCCGTTCGTAGTTGGACAGCTTGGCAAATTCCGCCAAGGTGGCAGTTCCAGCGACACCGGTATCCGGGGCGTAGGTGGCCACGTCGCTATCGGCAAGGAAGAACAACTTCTTTTGCTGCTCGGTCCAGGCCATGGCCGCCTTCTTCTTCGTGGCGTCCAGGGGGTAGGAGTAGGACACCGTGGGCACCGATGCGCCGCCAGTGATCGTGGCCGTCGCGATGTTCAGGTCCAGCGACGGATGGGTCACGGTGAGTTCATCGCCAGAAACCGAGGCAACGGCGCCGGGGATCGCGGCTTCGATCGCCGTGCCCCATGCCTCCATGGTGGCCGCGTGGCTGGTGGCGTAGGTGACGGATGCAACGGTGATCCCGTTGATGGTCGATGCCACCACGTTCCCAGTGATCAGGTCCGTGGACAGAGTGAACTTGACGCCACGCTGCCCCACGATGCCGTAGGCGTACCAATCGTCCTGTTCGGCGCGAATGGCGTCCAGGCCTTCGGCGATCGATGCGTCTCCAGAGTCCAGGCGCCCAACCATGAGCTTGGGGACCTTGACCGGCTGCGAGAAGATGGCCACGGCCGCCAAGTAGACGGAATCCGTGACTTGCCATCCGTCCAGAAGCATTTCCGCCGTGCTGTAGTAGTACCGGGTGCGGGTGAACGCGGCACTGGTCTTGGAAGTGAGGAACTGAGCGATGATCGCAGGGACACCGAATCCGGGAAGGCTTGCGGAAGCCGACTGCCGGGTGATGTTGACCTGTACGATCTGATTGATGTCCGACATGTAGCGGCCTCCTTAGGGTCCAGTGTACTCGACAGATTCGATGATGGGCAAAATTTCGTGTGTGGCCGATGCGATGGTGAATTCCAAGGGCATCATGGCCTGTTTGATCCACCTGTTTTCCAGGCTCAAATTGGCCTCTGTGACGTCCCCGAAATCCAAGATCGAAAGGCTCTTGGATTCCAGGATCTGGCGGACAGCTTCCGTCTCTGAGAAGTCCCGGATCCTTGTCAATGCGGAACCGTTGCCGTTGACTTCCCGAAGAACACAAGAACCGGCGTATACCTGGACCAGGGCGCGTTCGCCGTCGTCGTCCTGGTCCCGTGCGTCCATGGTGCCCTGGGCTTCCAAGGTGCTGGTAGACTGGATCGCGATGAACAGGCCCTCCGTCGGGGCGTTGTGGTCCTGTTGGTCCCGGATGATGGGGATGGTAGGAACCGCGGGGTTCTCGGGATCCTCGCCGGGATCGTAGGACGGATTCAGGGCCACCATGCAAATATCGTAGATGGCTTGGAAGGCGTCTTCCTGGAGATCGGGCGTCATGTGGCTTTCCCCCGATACTCGGCAAGGTACTTGTGATGAGGGATCAGTCCATTGTCGAAGTGCATGTTGTCGATGACTTCCCAACGTCGGCCATCATGGATCAGGACGTCGGCCTTTTCCAGGGATCCATCGGTCCTTTTGCGCAAGGCGGCCGTGGTCCGGATCCAGACTTTGCCGATGGACCTGGAAGCCGGTTCCAGGCTGGCGATATCTTCCCCGGACAAAGGCTGCACGGTGCCTTGAAACGTGAGCTGCACTGGCGTCCCGTCAACGTAGGTCCCACGGACCAGTGCCCGGGAGACACGTTCGATGGTGAAAGGCTTGGGGAATAGGCTCATTTGGCACCGATCCCCGACTTCATCCGGACCTTGTGCGTCACGGCGGCACGCATGGCGCCGGTGTCGATCAGGGGATGGGAACTCTTCTTCTTGGCGATGGTGAAAGGCGCATTGGGCACGAAAGCAGGGCTTGGACTGGTGATCTCGTCCTTGACGGCCGATGATCCCATAGTGCCAAGGCGCCCAAGTGCAATGCGCGTGCTCATTTCGCCCTTGGCGATCATGCCCAAAAGGTCCGTACCAGCGTCCATGAACTTCTTGCGTCGGCCACTTCCAAACGTCTGGCGCATGAAGGGACGCGCAGGGACACGGGGAAGAACGCCCGGGGGGCTTCCGAACTCATTGGCCAAGGCTACTTGGATGTTGTTCATCCCCTTGCCTTCACGGGACTGCTTGGACTTGGGCGCGTCTCCAGGGAACCCCACGGCGGCATAGCTACCCTTTGCCAGGGACAGATTGGCCTTGATCATGGGCCAGAGGTTCTTCTTGGTGACGACGCCCGTAGCCACTTAGCACCCCGCCAAGACGAAGGGGAGCCCGGTGATGCTGGCACACGGACGCGAGGCGATCAGGGCCGCCAGCTCCTGGCCGTAGGCGGTCAGTTGCAGGTACCCGGATGCGCTGGACTTGGAGGAACCAAACGAAATGCCCAAGTCGCCTTCGCGCTTGGACGAAACTGGACCAGCATCGCCGTTGCGTGCGGTGTCGGTCGCCAGTTTCAGGGAATGGGCAGCACGGAGGGCCACGGCCCGCGGCCTTAGAACGCCGAAATGCAGCGGGGTCGTCTAAATCTCAGCTTGTTCCAAATGGCCCTGGCGGCTGGCTTCAGAATCGAACTGAGGCGCTATGATGGAAAGGATCTCCGAGGCCGTGGCCATGTGCTTACTTGCCCTTCTTCTTGGAGCCCTTTTCCTCGACGGTATTCATCTGGCGCTCGATGGCTCCCTTGAGAGCCGGCTTGTCGTCCAGCTCCGGGGATTCCAGGTAGGCACCTAGGACCGCGGGGTCCACGATCTTTTCAAGGATTGCACGGGCGTCCGAATCCGGCAAGTCGGCCAGATCCTTGACGTCGGTGATTGTGGCCTTGGAAGTAGCGGCTTCCAGGATCTTGCCGCCGGGACCCTTCTTTTCCGGGACATCCTCCACCTTGACGGTGGCGGCGTGCTCGATGAATCGGCCCTGGGAGATCTGTTCGGCCGTGAGGACGGTCCCCTTGGGCACGATGATGTCCTTGAACCAGGGACGCGCAGTTTCCCAGACGATGAGGGGAACGGGCGTGATGGCCTTGGGGATCATGAACACCTTGCCGTGTTCGGTGGCAATGTGCTGGGCGCCGTCTCCGGTCCATTCGATGAGGATGTTGTCCGACATTGGTTGTCCTGTTGTTTGGGGGTGGAAAGAAAGGCCGGGCCCCTGTGTAGGAGCCCGGCGCCTTTGGGTCTTAGATGCCGTCCATGTAGCAGACGGACAGGAGGCGGTAGATCTTCGCGCCGCCGGTGCGAGCCTGCGCAGGGACGTCGTAGGCAAGCCCGTCTTCCTTGGGACTGAAGAACTCCATGGTCACCGGGAGGAAGAACTCCAAGTTGTCCGGGTCGTTCTTGAACATGATCGCACGGGTGCCACCGGTGGCGCTGGCCGTGTTCAGTTCGTTGAAGCTCAGGATCCGAGTGATCCCGAGGTCCACGAGGACCGTCTTCAGGAGACTCAGGATCGTGATGTTCCCCGAATTGGCCGTGTTGACCATGCGAGTGCCGAGGGCCGTTGCGACGGTGCTGGGCAGGGCCAGGGTGTCGGGGCTCTCGATGTCGTTGGTCGGATCCTTGATCGCCGCGATGCCGTTGTAGATGTCACGGAGGATCAGATCCACGGTCTTGGTCGCCCAAGTCTTCGAAGCTCCGGTACCATCCGCCGGCACCGTGGCGCCGGTGACACCCGGATACTGGGCCAGACCGACCAAATTGTGGTCGGTGTCCCCGAACCATGCAATGCGGTCCAGCTTGGTGTCGATGGCCTTGATCACGGCATCCCGGCGCTTGTTGGTCAGCGGGATGTTGGCCTTGGCAGCTTCCCGGATTTCCTGGAAGTCGTAGGTCATCTTCGCCATGACGGGGAAGATCTTGCCCGTGACTTCGTTGCGGGAAATGTCGACCGAGGGAATGTCGCCGGCGCGGTAGCTGGTGACGATCTTGGCGACACCGTACGAGTCGTAGACGTCGTAGGTGAAGGAGCGATCGGCGTTCGACAGTTCCGTGTTGATCGGAAGGACGTTTTCCTTCAGGATCCGGAGTTTGCGGTGCTTGACGTCCTTGGAGTCGCGCAGCTTCGTCTGGAGATCGCGCTCCAGGAAGATGGTTTCTCCGGCATCCAATCGATTTACGAACATGGTGGTTCCTTTCTGCCTGGATGCCGCTTAGAAGCGGTCCGCATAGGTGAGAGAGACAGGGGCCGAAGGAACGCGGACAACCGCGATGCCGTCGGAGTTGCGGGACACGATGCACACGGCACCCACGTCCTGGCCGCTGGCGTCAAAGACACCGGTGGACGAAGACACGTACGCCTTTTCCAGCGAATCGACGCCGGCGCCAGCCTGTGCCCAGATCTCGGCATCGTAGACCACGGGAGCCGCGTCGTGCTGCACGAAGGATCCGGTGCCGCCGACGGAAGTCGGGACACAGTCGCCCTTGGCAAGGATGCCCAGGAACTTCTGGCCGAAAAGACCGTTGGTCGGGGCCACGGTGACAGCGGAACCACCGGTGACGGCGCCCGAAGCGGTGCTGGTGGCGCCCTTGGTGCGAATCAGGATCGTGCGGCCGCTGGAGTCGGTGGAGTCCCGGACGGCTTCCACGCCGGCCAGGGCCTTGATCGCGTTGATGATCGCGGTCATGGTAGCCGCGTGGCTGGTGGCGTAGCCCACGGCAGCGGCGGCCACACCGTTCACGGTGACCACGGTGGAGTTCGAGGCGGAAAGGTCCGCACTGAAAACCAGCTTGGACACGTCGGCCTTGAGCTTCCAGATCTTCTTGTCCGATCCGGTGTAGCCGAAAACGGGAGTGCCGGGAGTCATGGACTCCTGGACAATGCCGGAATCGATCTTGGGGTACTGGGTCATGATCAGTCCCGCGACCCCGGGATTCATGTCGCCATATGCAGGCATGTTATGTTCCTTCTGTTTCTGTGGTGGGTGACGGGTGGGTTACTTGTTGCGGAGATCGGCTTGGTACGAAGACCAGTCCGAGCCGTCCGCCTTGTCGGACTTGGCAGCCGGGGTGCCTTCGGACACCGACTGCTTCTGCGCCTGGGCGCTGGAATCCTCGCGCTTGGCTTCGGAGGCTTCCAGGAGTTCCAGGGCCGCATCGTAGCGGGCATCGATGTACGCGGCGTCCTTGCCGTCCAGCTTGGCGGCCGGGAATGCCTTCAGGATCAGGGCGGAACGGATGTCCGAATCGGCACCGTCGGCCTTGACGCCGTGCTTGGTGGCCAGAGTCACCAGGGCGATGCGGGACTGGACAGCGGAATCCAGCTTGGTCTGGAAGCCGGTGGCCTCGTCGGTGCGGGCCTTCTTCTCGGCGGCCAGGGCCTCTTCGGCACTGTCCAGCTTGCCCTGGAGGGACGACTTCTCGGAATCCAGGGCCTTGACCTTGGTATCCAGAGCATCGATGTGCAGGGCGACGGCTTCCGGGACTTCGTGCTCCACGGCTCCGTCCAGACGGATCTTCTTCATGGTCTCTCCTCCTGTGCGGAGTTGTGGTGTAGTGCCGTCGGCCTTGGTTGCCGGGGCTTCTGTGGGTGGAACTCTGATTCCGACTTCCGTGTCTGCGGAGTCGAAACGAAGGTGAAGGGCATCGCCGCCCCGGGGAACGTCGACAAGTGCGACGTGGTTTCCGATGATGTTGGTTTGGATCTCGTCGTATGGAATCCCGCCCCAGTTGCCGGGGACCTTGTATTCCGTGCGCCCGATCTCCATTTCCTTGTACTCGCCGTCGGCCGGGTCACGCTGCCATCCCATGACAGGATAGGACACCGTACCGCTGGAAACCATGTCGCAGGAGTAGCCGCCGGAAAGGCCCGTGCGGCCAGCTTGCACGGCTGCAATGGCATCGGCGTCCTGGATCGTGAGTTCGGCGTAGACGTTGTATGCGTCGTTCTCGATCTCTTCTCCCAAGGATCCGACGGACACCTGCTTGTAGTTGGCAGGAGTGACCTTTTCCTTGGGGTGGCCGTTGGTCACGGGGACAATTTCCCAGGATTCCAGAGATTCCTTTTTGAAGACTTCTTCAGGGGGCCGGAACTCGTTGCGGATAGTGCCGTCTTCTGCCAAGTACCGGAAGACACCGACGCAAGTAAAAGCCGCCTTGCCCTTGAGAGCACCGGACGCCAAGGTCTCC